AATTTTAATCAGCGAGTCAGCTTGGGAAGAAATGACCTGCTTATTCGCACCTTCCCTAGCATGAACTGCGATGGTGAGATCAGGAAGTCATTGCCCTGCTCACGTTCAACACGGCGCTGATAACGCTCAAGCGATCCTGGGTCCAGAGCATCCTGTATACGGTTTAATATTAAACCATTCATCGCCGTACGCAGCCAGAACACATTAAGGAAAGGAGTATTGTCCAGAGCTGTGCGATACCAGTCACCCAGGTCCGCATCGCCGCGCGTGGTCTGCTGGAGCAGCGTGATAATACTGTCAGCGTTCGATGCTGCAGGCCCCATCAGCGACGTAACAGGCCCTGCTCCCATGCGGTTTACTTCGCCAAACATGAAGTCGCCCAAGATGCCAAGCCCGCCCCCCTGAGATGCGGCTGCGAGAAATGTCTTGGCATCTGCCGGGCGTGGAGTCTGCCCTTTCAGCATGAGTTTTGCCTGCATGGAGATATAACCAAACATAGTTGCCCAGACAAAGAGGTTTGCAGCTCCAAGGAAGGCTCCCTTTCCATTCCGTAACAACGCATTGGTCAGCGATCCGGTTTTAGACTCACCAAGCCCGGCGGGAGTGTATCCGCGTCCGAACACCTCACGCCCCAGAACGTTCTGCATGAAACTGGCGGTGAAAGATTTATACTGCCCTGCGAAGCGCACCGCTTCCCCCGCCACCGTGCCCGGCACCGTGCCCATCTTCATAAACGCCTGCGTGCGGTCGCCAGGCTCTGACATGGCGATGTTAAGTCGGTCCAGAATGTAACCCCGCAGCTGGCTCTCCAGCGTCTCTCTGGCGTCGGCAATAGAGCGCTCGGTGACCTTCAGGCCTTTTGACGCCACATAGTCACCAATCACTTCATCCGGCACAGCGCGGATACCGCTGGTCGTCATGAATTTGCGCCCTTCGCTGTCTGCCATGTCCATTTTGCGGTATATGTTCCACTCAGCATCACCGATACCGTGCAGGTCAAGAACGCGGCGCAGGTCTTCCGGAAGCGCAGTGAACTGCTGATCGGCGTTCTTCGCCAGCCAGTTGGTGATCATCATGGCATTGCTGTTACGCCCGGATTCTGTCCAGAAATTCATGAGGTTATATTTGAAGAACAACTGCTGTGCGCGTCCCATCTTCCCGCTCATGCTGTCGTCGCCGGACATGCGGCGTATGATTTCCTGGGTCATCGTGTCGGAGTAAACACCGATAGACGACAGGATCTCCTTCTGCTCATCACTGGTATAACGGGAAAAGCGGCCCTTCATTGCGCCGGTCAGCGCCTGCATAAAGTTCTGGCCCTGATAACGCATTTCTGTCGCCGAGATCGGTACGTCGTTAAAAGACGAAATAACTGCGCCGCCGAGCTGGCTCATGCGCAGCCAGCCGCGAACATTAGCGGAGGCATTTGCCCAGCCGACACTGCCGGGGATATTCAGCGACCCATCAACCTGGGGCATCACCGTCCGATTCAGCCGACGCACTTTGGTCATGAAGTCTGCCAGCGCCGCCGGGTTGCTCTGCTTGCTCACGTCTTTTGCGATGGTGTCAGTCAGGTACTTGAACATGTTCTGCGGGTTGGTGCCCAGCACGCGCATCATGCCCGTCGTGCGCGCTGCACTGTTCAGTCCACCGAATACAGCTTCTCGCAGGCTGCCGGTCCCGAATTGCTCATTGTATTCGTGCCAGTTCACACCGTCTTTGAAGTGCAGCACGCGCTCCTGGCTGGCGCGTTTCGCCGCATTCGCAGATCCCTTGAAGCCATTCATCCAGTCAGGCTTTTCAGATGTCAGGTGAACACCGGAGGCAAGGCCGTCGTAGACACCACGCAGGAACCCTTCTCGGTCTGAGATCCCGTCAAAGGTGGCATCATCCAGCCGCGGTAGAATGGCATTGCGCCAGGACTCATACCCGGCGGCACGGATTTTCAGGATGTCATGAGACTGCCGGACGATATAGCCGGGCATCTTGCCAATCCACGCACCAGCACGGTTTTCATCCACGCGCGCAGTTTCCTGCCACTTCATGATGATCTTAGCGGCGCTTACTGATTGCGGTGTCATTCCGTCCGTTTTCTGTCCGCGACCGATGCGCCACATAGCGTCTGCGATCTCCCGGTCGTTGCTGCCGCTGGCAATAAATTTAACCAGTCCGGCCTGGTCGAAATCGTAGTTGATACCGGCGTGATACTTACCGCGCAGTTGGGCCACCTCAGACGATACAGATCGGCGTGATCCGGTACGCGCGTCATTACGGCCAACCAGCATTGCCTCAAGCCCGATGTCAGGTCTGTCTTTCCAAGTCCTACGAAGCTCGCCAAGGCGCTGCGCTGCAATGCGCGTGTTTATAGCTTTGTTGCGTGCCTCGATTACTTTTGCCAGTTGATCACGGTTGCCAAGCTCTTGCGCGGCGCGCATCGCAGCCTCTTCCAGCGTCAGGGCTTCATTGCCAGCCAGGATCCGGTTGGTGGTGTCGTTCATGTCACGCACCAGCGATTCCATTTCGTCCTCAGACAGCTTGCGCCCGGCAGCTGTATTGACGGTCATTTCGCATTGCGTCAGAAATTCGTTAGCCATTACAGCCCCCGGTTAATCATACAGGCGGCGAAAGCGCGATACGCTTTGCCGATAGAGTCATCACTGGCCTCTGCACGGATCGCGGCAATGTTCTTGCGCATTGACGCTGCCAGCTCAGGGTTATCTGTGGCTATGTCGTTCAGCAGCGCGTCACTGATATTAAATTCATTTTCCAGATCGGCAGTGGCCGCTGTGATTTCATGGTCAGCCTTCTGCGTATCCTGCCACACACGATCGGCGATTTCACTGACGGTGCGTGAACCTTCATCAGCTTGCCGCACCGGGTTCTGGATGCGCTGGATAGCACGCTCGCGTAGCGCTGGTTTGTGAAGGTCATAGAATGGCTCAAGGTCAGGCGAGCGGCCTTCCATCATGTGCGCCAGCGCGCCACGGTAAGCCTGCTGGTTTACGCTCCAGTCGGCCTCCCGCACTGCTGCCGACGCTGTACGAACGGCACCGGCGACCGGCGACATCAGCATGCTTTCGCGGATCTGCTGTGCGCGCTGGTCGATTAATGGGGCCAGGTCGTCGGGGATCTCTTTTCGTGACAGTTGCGACTCTCTGCCGCGCGCCTGTTCTGCGGCGGCGTTGCGCTCAAGCGTCTGGTTAATTTCCTGATTACGCGCGGCGATAGTGTCTTTCTCACCCTGAATATCACGCTGTGCCCTGGCACGCGCCGCTTTGAAGTTCATACGTTGCGCCTGGTACTCTTTTGTACGCTGGGCCAGCGTAGCGTCAAGCGCTTCACTTTGCCGGTTGTTGGCCGCCAGCTCAGTGCGCAGATCGGCCACGTTGTCGACGCGCCCGGTCTGTACCTCCTGCTGACGGGCCAGATATTCCGGCACGACATCATCATAGGCGCGGCTGTAGGCATAGGCCTCTGCATCCCGCGCGATTGCCGCTGACAGGTCAGCGTTGGTGCCGGACTCAGGAATATTGACACCTGCCGGGATGTTGTCAGGCGTGACCACCGGCGTTGGCTGAGCATCAGTTACGGGCTGAGCGTCTGCCGGGGTGGCAGGGTTTTCACCAGCGGCCGCCCTGCGGGAACGCACTACATCAGCGATCAGCCCGCCGCCTGCGTGCATCAGCCCGCCAGCCAGGGTATTAAAGAAGGTGCTCTCCAGCGCATTGCCATAGGTGAAGTCGTCGCCTTCTGCTGCTGCTGCCTGTGCCGTGAGTGGCACGGTGGCAATGGCCTGGCCAGCGCCAAGCCGCGCGCCGGTAGCCAAACGCTCGCCGAAACGCCCAAGCATGGTTGCCGCCTTCGCTTCTCCACCGAACGGGACCAGCGCCAGCGCCACGTTTCCTGGATCAGCCATGGAACCGGCAAGATTTGCTGCAAAGTTAAGCGGAGTGGCTACCCATCCGGACGGGGCCGACATGGCGATCTGCTGTTTCGCCAGCGATTCCCGGCGCTCGCTGATCACATGGTCAAGATACGACTGTGTGACGCCACTTTCCGGTACGTTAATGCTTTTCACGCCGTACTCTTTCAGGCGAGCATCGGCATCCGATTTGGCGACAATGGTCGAATTGGGATCATTCGCCAGCCTCTCGGCCTGGGAAAACCGATAGCCTGATACGACAGGCCCTTCGTTGAACCCCTCTTTTAGTGAGGAAAGAAGCGATTCACCCAGCCCTGCCGGGGCATTCGACAACGGCTGGTTAATACCCTGCCCCGGGTCATCTGTATAAATTGGCATCTTATCGTCCCGCCTGCTGGCCGTTCTTGATAATGTTGATCAAGTTGTCGCGTTGGCTTTCCGCCGTGTAATTCTTCGACTGACCAGGAGTGTACTTAACCGGAGTCTGCACGAATTTGGTCAGGCTGTTCCATGGGGTGCGGTTGCCAGCGCCAAGTTTAGCCAGGTCAGCAAACGGAACTGTTATCGGCTGCCCCTGTGCATTGTTGATCAGCAGGCCGTTCATCATCAGAGTCAGCCCTGTCTCGTCACTGTTGGTAACCCACTGCGCATTATCACGGATGCGGGAAATGCTCTGCTCGCGGTTAACCTCATCGGGCAAGCGTGAATCGCCGATAAGCGGCATGATTTGATCCGCCGACAGGTTTTTCAGGTACACATTGGCGCCGTCTCTCACGTCGCGTATATCCTGCCCAGCAGTGTTCGGAATACGCCATGTTCCGCTGGTCTGATACTGTTCGCCGAGAACGTCCTGATAGGCCTTTTTCGCAGCATCGCCAGACGACATGCCACGTTGCATATAGATATAGGTCAGGCGCTTACCCTGCTCGTTGAAATTGTTCCACACGGCTGCCCCGCCAGGCTGTACAACCATCGTCCCGGCAAAGTCTTTGGCCTGGTCATTCCAAGATGAATCTGCACTGTCGGCATCGGTCTTCTCAAAACTTCCGCGGAGGTCAGAGGTTTTAACACTGCGGTTTTGCCAGAGGGCGTTTGCGGCTCGCGGGTTATTGGTCGCCATTATGACCTGCAACGCCGGGTACGCGCTTTTCTGCACCTGCTGCATAACCTGATCAGAGTATTTACCGAATGACTGCGCCACCGACTGAATGGCGGTAACGCTTGATTCCTTATTGTTGTCGATCTTAGAAATCAGGCTATTGACCATGGAGTCAGGCAGGACCTTCTTGCTGTTGATACCCAGGCGGTCTTTCTCAGCTTGCAGGCGGGAAACCAGATATTCACCTGACGCCTGATTATTCTGGTACTGCTCAAAGGCGTTTTTGACCACCGGAGAGTTGGTTTGCAACCACGCACCAGGATCAGACTCCCGCGCCTTCATCACCTGATTCAGTTTGGCCTGCGCAGTCGCATAAAGGCTCTGCTTAAATTTGAAGTCCGGATCATCTTCCTGTGGCACCATCGACTGGACCGCTGCGATACCCTGCTGTGCGGAACCCTGCATGATAGTTTGATAAACAGGTTGTAGCGTCATCGCCTGCTGGTACTGCTGGAAGGTCTCGCGCATCTGAATGCGTTCCGCCGGGCTGGCCTGCAACGGCATAACCGCAGCCCATTCATGTTCAGTGATGGGGGTTACTTCTTTCCCTGCCTCCAGTTTCGCCATGTCATCCTGCATACGACTCTGCAATGAAACGCGACCTGCTGCGGCCTGCATATCATAGAGACCAGCCCACTTACTTAACATTGCTGATTTATTTGAAGGATTCATGGCGTTCCATGATGGAAGCGACATTAAACTCTCCATTGTTGCATCCTGCGGAATACCTACAGCGCTGCCAGTGACTTTCGCCACATAGTTTCGGGTTTCATCGTATGGGATCGCAGCAGCGAACTGCTCATTACTGATAGCACCAGTGCGCGGATCGCCAAACTTTTTGATCCATCCATCTACTGCACCAGGCCCAGCGTTATACGCCGCCACCGCCAGAACCGGGTTATTGTCATACTTCTTCATTTGTGCGCCGAAGTAGGCCTGGCCAAGCGTTGCGTTATAGCGTGGGTCATTCAGCCATTTATCACGATCCCACTCGACGCCAGCAAGCCGCGCAGCCTCCGGCCCGGTATCTTCCATGACCTGCGCTACGCCAGCAGCCCCCTTCGGAGATACCAGCGGTGCGCCGTCTTTGCTGAACTGATTTCCGCCACTTTCATGCCAGATCATCGCAGAAAATAATTGGCCTTCTGATGCGGTATTAGTGACTTCAATTCTGCCATCCGGCCCCATTTTTCTCTGGTACAGGGCAGTATAGATAGCGTCAGTTGCCTGCTTTCCTGCTTGCTCACGCCATTGAACCCAGTTTGCCTCGATCTCTTCAGGGCTTTGTCCATGAGCTCGTCCATAAGCCATAATTGAGGCTCTGGCATTCAAAGCTGATTGGTTGAACAACTGTGGATTAGATATAGCTTGCTGAGCTTGCAAGGATAAATAACCGTCTTGCTGACCGGACTCATACTGCCTGCGTTGTCCTAATTCATGCCGCTCTGCTTGAGTGGCAAATTGCATTCGCTGCTGCTGAGCCTGCTTTAAGAACACATTTCGTGCGGACTCAGGTAGCGTGCCAGCAATAGTTTGTATCTCGTTATCAAATTTCTGGATATACCCAGGAGCCTGACCAATAGCATTTTTCCCCTGGAGAGTCATTAAACCTTCTTTGGGATCATCCATCAATCCACTTCCAGCAGCATAAAGCCTTTGAGTCGCATCTTGGGTTAGAGCAAGGTCAGCTTGCTGCTTTGCCTGTCCGAACACATCAAGCGCCTGGGTGCCAGCGGCGCCCAGCGCATCGCTGATATTTGGCTGAGCGACGGCCTGAAAACCTCCGGTCTGCACGCCGCGGCTTTCAACCTGACGACCGGTTACGGTTGGTACTACTGGCATAGTTTTCTCCTTATCTACCGGTTTTGGTGCCGACAGCGGCTGAGATTGGAGCGGGTTCACTCTGAGTGAAAGGATTCCATGTCCCGCCAAACATATGGTATGCACCATAGGCATTCAGTGGCGAAGTAAGCAGCGTTGTCGCCGCGCCGATAGTTCCTGAGCTTTTAGCCGCGCTGGCCTGCGCTTCATAGTTAGCCGCCTGCGTCTGATATCCGTATGCTTCTCGCTGAGCATTATTGACGGTCGTCAGAGCATCCAGTGCGCCAAACTGCGCCGTATCCCCGAATATATCCAGCGCAGATCCTGAGCTCATATCAGCACCAGTTGCGCCCATTATTGCCGCCTGCGTGCCCTGCCGCTGCCTGGTCTCACGACGACGCTGATCAGCCTCCGCGTTACCGCGATTTATGGCGTCATTAGCCTGGGCAGTTGCGACATCAGCATTCTGCTGAGCAACCGCGGCAGTATATTTACCCTGCTGATACTGGTTATATGCAGACAGGCCGCTGAGCGCTAAAGTCGCGCCCGCGGCGATAGTCGGATCACACATCAGTTTTTCTCCATGTAAAAGCGGTGGAACGGCAGGCCGAGCACACCATACGGCGCCGGGTCTTCCAGGGTAAAACCGAGCCAGTGCAGCCACGCTTTTGCGACGTGGTTACGGGCATCGACATAATTTTCGAGATACGGATAGACAGACAGCATTGCAGCAACCACCTTCCGGCAGCGGCGCAGAAATGTGCGCTGATAGCGCTCCAGATCATCCGTGCCGACAAGCCAGGGGATCCCGCTGCCGCCAATCATTGAAGCGGGCGCCACGCCAAAGACGGTGACAACGCGGCCGTTTATCAAACCGGCACAGCAGAAGGTTGATGTGCGAAGGCCACATTCCAGAACACGGGAAGCACTCCAGCCATTCGTGGCGGCAAACTCTTCGATGTCTGCCAGGCGCACGCGGGGGATAATTTCAGCGATGTGCTCTGCGGTGGCAGGGACTATCTGAGCGTTAATCATTAAAAACCTCCCACGGTGATGCGGGGGATCACCGCCAGCACAGAAAGCGGCAGCGGGTCAGTCTGACGGATTTTTACCCGCCCATTTTTATCCCAGTTGCTGTCGAGCTTGACCTCTACTTTGCCTGTGGCGTCATCAACAGGATCGTCGTAAAACTCAAACTCGCGCTGAGGGTATTCGTACCATTGGCCGCCTGGAGTTGATGCCCAGATGCCGCGGCTGGCGTTGACCACTAGTGTCACGGTATTGATCAGCTGTTTCTTATCGAGCAGCGTCTCCTGCCCGTTAATATTGATGTCCAGGGTTTCAAACTGGGCGTTAATCGGCAGTCCGATGTGGACCACGGCGCCGGGTTTCTCCAGCGTAACGGCGCCGCCGGTGACGACTTTCTGCGGCTCTACGCTGGCGTCAGACAGTACATTCACGGTCTGTCCTTCGAGGTGATCGAGTCCGGCGAATGTCTGGCGGGCCATGTACCAGTTAGTGGTGGCGGTATTGCGCAGGGCAGGAGGAATATTCCGGTTGGCTGTGACGGTTACCGAGTTGCCGCTTTCAACCGAAATAATGTCGCAGCGCAGCTGCATGGCAACGGCGCTACCATCTTCAGGATCGGTTCCTGTGTAGGGGAACTGGATCTGTGCGCCGACGTCTCCTGCGGTAAAATAGCTGGCCCCGCTCATCGTCAGGGTATACGGCACCTGATAACTCCAGTCCCCGCTTCCACCGGTTATAGTCGCCGCCCGGCTGCCGGTGTTGCGTCCGTCATAGGTCAGTCCGCTGTCGACAAAGAAAGCGTCAAGGTCATCGGTGAACTGGCGGCTTGCCAGCCTCTCGATATAGCGTTTCGTCTGGCCGTTGATAGTGCGGTTAACCACGAAATAGATCGCATCCTCGCTGCCTTCACTGATACCGCAAGTGCTCTCATATTTCCCGGCGCTGGATTGCGGAGACCAGGCGAAAACCTGCTGATCGCGCAGATAGGTCAGCACCAGCAATTTTCCATCATCACGCACGCAGAACGCGCTGGAGAACGGGACAATACAAAACGCCCAGTCGACAATGCTGCGCTTCTGGAAAAGGTGATTAGCAAGGATTGTCAGGTCGTTGCCCTGGAATCCATCCACATCAAACGAGTAGGCCAGATCCCGCACGACGCTGCCCTTCTCCTGGATAAAGAGCGCGATATTCGAAACTGCGATAGGTGGGACATCGCTGCAGCCGTTTGAGCCCTGAGAACTCAGGGAGAATGCAGAAGGCGTAAGCACTTTATTCTGGTCACCGGTCACAACAAACTCACCGCCGGAGGTCAGAACAACCAGCGATCCAACATCGATAAGGTGGCGAATTTCGTTAACCTGCCGGCCAGCGTAGGTATAAACGATCCTGTCATCGTCCTGCGTCGGGTTACTCTTGCCGAAGTCTTTATAGTCACCGGTACGGCTGGCCCAGATGGTTTGCGGATAGGCAGGGGATGCAGCGAAGTACAGCCTCTGCTGGTAGTAGACGACCGTCGCCGGATAGCCATTGACGCTGTTCCACGCATAGCGTGCCCACTTGTAGCTGGCCTTGTCAGCCCCGACAACGTTCTCAGGGATACGAGAAACCACATCAGCGGTTGCAGTCAGGCCGTCACCGGCGACGGCAGTGATCCGCACAATGCCAAAACCACTATGCAGGTATTCCCACTGCACGCCTGTATCATCATCGCCGGTTCCGCCCCAGCCATCCCACGCCATACCTTCGGTGTGTGATGGGCGTAACGTCCCGGTTTTTCCTTCGGTATTGGCGCGATAGTAGTTGCTGTCGGCGCGCCGGATATCCTCGATCGATGTGCTCTTGCTGGTTTCCCATACTGGTACAGAGTCAACGGCTGGCTGCTCGAGGTAGAACAGCTTTCCGACCTGCTCGGCGCCGAATATTGCAGAGCTCGAGGTCAGAGTGATTGTGCCAGTAGTGGCGCTGGCCCAGACAGTTTTGGACTCGTCGACATTGATATCTTCAAACGGGCCGTTAGTTGTCTGCACATCGACGATCTGCCAGTTGTCATGCGCATACCGGCGCAATTCTTTAGGCGGATAGGACGGGTGCACGATCGTCATCACATCGGCGCTTTGGGTGAATTTCAGGCCGAAAACATCATTTTCTGTATAAGGTGTCGCCAGCTCGTAGATTACATTGCCGGTGGTCAGCACCAGGCCGCCGTCTTTGATGACGCGCATGTAATTGTGGCCAAACTCCAGCGCATAGGTCTGCACCGTCGAAAACTGGAAAGGGATAAGGCGGCATTTGCGATCCGGGTATTTCGCCGCGGCGATGAACTGCGTGCCCGGGCGGTTCTCTACCCCGCCATACTGCCGCACGATAAAGTTATCGCACTTGCGCAGCGCCACCTGGTACTTGGCCATATCGATGCGGCCATAGAGCGATGGAGCAATTTCTCCACCTGAGAAGCTCGGTTGTATCCAGCTAACAGCCATCAGCACATCCTCGCTACGGTAAACGGATCGTCAGGCATTTGCGGTTCCTGCGATTCGTTCATGCTGTGAGAGCCAGCGCTGAGGATGATCCGGCTATACATGCTCAGGGCATTATTGCCAAGGTCGGCATTACCCGTGAGAACCATGTTAATAGCCGCGGCCAGGCGCCAGGATAGAGCCTCCTGGAAGATGGAATCGAACATGTTCACGTCGGTGATGCGGGCAACATACCGAAGCCAGGCCTGCGGCAGATCGGTGTAAATCAGGCGCCCCGTGCCGGCGCTGTCCGCGCCGACCACGTACTGCACGCGCATAGCAGCCGTCGGATACCGTACGCCAGGCAGCGGGATCTCAATAATACGGAGGCAGTCAGTGGGATAGGTATACGCATAATCCCAGTCCTGCGGCGGGTTATTGGTGTCAGCCAGCGCGATATTCTTGGTCGCAAAATTCCAGTCAAAATCGGCCAGGACAGCATCACGAATCGACTCGTAATACAGGGAGCATTGCCCGGCTTCTTTGCTGGCTTCCTCCAGGCTGTTGATGCTCCGGTTATTACCGATGTTGCTCAGCGCCCGGTTGCAGATCTCAATGACAGAGGCCATTACTCGCCCCCTTCACCGTAAAGCGTCTGCGCCGCCGTCTTCGGTGCCTCACCTGAAACAGGTGCCAGCGCCATATCGGTGATTTGCAGATCCGCGCTGCGGAAAGTGCCATCGTCGCCTTCACGCGCCGAAATACCCTTAATCACTGCTTTTGCGGTGATCATCACCTCAGTGCCTACATTCTGTGGCTGCGCTTTCAGCTTGTTCAGGGTGTCATTGTTCAGCGTGATGCACAGCCCCCACGGATATTCGTCGCGGGTTTTGGTCTGGCCGCTTTCATCCTGGTAGCTGTCGGTGCCGGTTTTGAGATTGACCATTTCCATAGAACGCTCCTACAAGAAAGGGGCCGAAGCCCCCTGGTTTATTCTGAGGCTCAGACGCCTAAATCTTTTCGCTTTTCGTCGATCTTCTCGCGCAGCGTTTCGGCTTTGGTGTTGTGATGCGGCTTCTCGTTAAAGAGCAACTCGTACTCTTCGCGGAGCTTATCCAGCTCGTCATCGCCACCACCGCCTTCGTTCAGCGGCTCAGGTTTAACAACAGCAGGAGCCACAACCTTTTGCGTTGCCTTCGCCTTTGCTTCCTTCGCCGCTTCGTTCAGCGGCTCCAGCGCCGAGCCAGGCACCCCGTCATACTCAATCTCTGAACCCTCCGGCCAGAGGTTGTTATGGATATGGGACAGACGCAGCACGCGGTATTTTGCTTTTTCAGCTGACATCGATATCTCCTTAGCCGGTCACTTTAGAGCGGGTCGGGTACAGGGTATTCGCATCAACGTCCAGGTTGATACCGGAGGTGAACGCGCCAGCAGTCAGCGGGCCGGTGGCTACGGAGTAGTTCACACGCAGATAGCGCTGAACGCCCGCCGGTACCTTCGCCGACACAACGCGCTTACCAGCTTTAAGCGCTGCCAGAGCCAGGGGGCCGCTGTCATAAATGGTCGTCCAGGTGCTGTTGTCAGGACTGGTCTGCAACTGCACGTTGACGGTAGCGGCGCCAGCAGCGGTAGCCGTGGTGTTAACGAGAGCCCAGAACTCCAGCGGATAACCAACGCCGATATCACGGCGGGTGCCGTCGACAGGCGCCAGGTCAATCACATCGGTAGAAGCAGCAGTAGCCGTAACCGCCTGCGCTTCGGAGAACATCAACAGTTTGTCGAGGATCATCTTCATTTCTCCATTTAGCAGCCCGTTACCGGGCCGCTGGTTATAGTCAGGGGTTAAACCACGCGAGCTTCAGTTTCCAGAAGCGCATCGGTTTCGCGAATCGGAACGCCGCGGAAACTGGTCCACCAATCGCCTTCAGTCTCTTTGACGCTAATCGCCAGAGAGGATTTCTCCAGAGATTGCAGATCAAGAGCCTGGGCAACAGTGCGGTTCATGTAGAACACCGGGCGCCCCATGCCACGGTTAGGGATGCGATGCAGCGCTTTCACCATGAGCTTGGCGATGTTTGCTGCCGCAGCAGGATCGGACAGGTCGCTGATATCGATGTTCGCGATGCGGACAACGTAGCGCCAGTCGCGCAGGCACAGGCCGTTATCCCACTTATAGTGGGTGCGGTAGCCTTCATACTGGCCGCCGCTGGCATCTTTCAGAGTCTGCTGGCCTTTATCTTCCATCTGCAGACCTGCTTTCTGGCCTTTCGGGAAGATACCGTGAACGGTGTTTTCGCCCCATACAATGAGCCAGATTGAAGTGTTATCGGTGCCAGTACCGCCGGCGTCGATAATGTTTTGCGCGTTGGTAGCCGTCAGGTCGGAGTAGCGAGAAGACAGGCCCATGAACTGCTGCGGGTTAACGCTGGAGTCGCCATAAAAAAGCGTTTGAGCCATCTGCTGATTCATCGCCTCGAGGAAAGCGCGATCTTCTGACAGCCGAAATTCAGCGGTATTTCCGTTCAGATCTGCCAGAGATTTATCAATCTCCGCATAGGTTTCCAGCATGCCAATGCCATCGGTAACCTGCACAGTGGTCGATTTGCTCGGCTGGACGCCGTAGTTGAGCAGACGCCAGGTCGCCGACGGCAGGCCAGAGCGAATGGTCGTACGATGACCGGTCGGCAGGTTGCCTTCAACGATCAGCATGTCCTGCAGGATCGGGTTGGTTTGGGAAAGGAGTTCGATAATTTTATCGACTTTCCCGTTCGGGTCGATGCGCTTACCCCAGTCTGCCAGCGTCAGCGCAGTAATGCCTTTAACAGCCATGGTTATATCCTCTCTTATTTGCCATAAAGCACTTCGGCCGCACTACGCTGACCGCTTTCTTTTCCTGTCACCACGCCATCTTCTGACATGGCCTTTCCTACTTTGACGAACGCCTTCACCAGCTCCGGGTGATTGCCCAGCCCTGTGCCGTTCAGATACTCTTTCAGCGCCGGAGTGCCGAAGGTGTCCAGGGCGCGCTGAGCAACGCCGAGGTTGGCCGTCAACTTGTCGCCACCGATTTCTTTATCGGCCTTCACAGTTGCTGCCCACTCTTCAGTTTGCGCCTGCCATGCATCTGCCTGACGCTGCTGCACACCGGCCAGAATTTTCGGGTATGCATCCACCAGCTTCTGCGCCTGCTCATTGGTCAGGTTCAGTTCACGGGCAACCGGCTCGAAGTCCTTCAGTGCTTCAGCGTCCAGCTCGACGCCTTCACCTGCCTGGAATTCGTATTTCTCCGGCGCGCCTTCCTGCTTCTGCTCTTTCTCAGTTTTTTGCTGCTCTCCGTCCTGGTTTTCAGTCTTTTCTTGCTGGCCTTCACCATCAACGGAAGGGTTTTCACCATCCTGTTGTGCAGACTGATCGCCCTGAGGGGAAGCACCTGTGCCTGGTGCAGATGGTTCAGATGCCGCCGGTGCTGCGCCGCCATCAGCGGGCTGCTCATTGCAAAGACGGCGGTGTAACAAACGTTCAAACAAAGTCATTGCTCATCCCCTTAAACAGGAATTGTTTTGGCTTTCAGCTGCGTAAGGACAGCATTCAGCGTGGTACGAAGAGCCGCGGCATCATTGAGAAGCGCGTTGTACTTCGTCACCAGGTCGTTGTGATCAACAAGGAGACCAGCCACATCGCTTGCACTGGATGCGGTATCTGCGGTTGCGGTAGCTGCCGCAGCGGCGGCAATGGAGGCTCCGAGCTTTACGCCGCCGTAGTCAGTGGTCGTGGGCGCGCCAATTACCGCCGGCGCCGGATCGGGAACTTCAACGATCTGCTTATTGCCATCGAAACGGACTACGCGCTGTTTTTGGATCTGAGTCATTTGATTACCCCATTAGCCTCTGCGGCCATCTTCAGATACTGTTCAGGGCAGTGCGCCATAACGCGCTGGAATAATGCCAGCGCCAGGTTGCGCTGCCCCTCGTTGAAAGCAGTCACTTGCGGATCACCGGCAAAACAGGCAGAAAACACCTTGCCCTGCTCCAGTACCCCCCAGATCACCCGGCGGCCATGCTCGCTACCCATGACGAAACGGATATCTTCAATGTCACGCTGTTGAAGGATTTCCTTCTCGCGTGCCGATTCAGCAGCCAACTGGTCATCATCAAAATCTGTCATTGCTGGCCACCTGCAGGAGCACCTGCTGCGTTAGAAAGAGCTGTCAGCACGCTTGGATCCGCCGTCTGCGCTTCGCTGAGAGTCTTGGCACCCTGAGCGGCAGCCATGCCCATAGCCACCATTTGCTGCTGTTGCTGCTGCTGAGCGCGCTGCTCGCGAACCTGCTCAACCTGTTCCTGTGGAACGATGACTGTCGGCGAGACACCGGACATCTCCGCGAATGCATCGATGGCCTGATCCACGTTGAGTTTGTCCAGCGCTTCCGGCTTGGCATGTGCCAGCTGGCCAATGAAGCCAACGGTGGATGACAGGCTGGATAGCCCAATAGATTTCTGAGCCTGCGCCATCACAGAGATGTACTCGATGCGCAGCGGCATACCCTGCAGGACGTCCGGCGGCGGCGGGAGAAGGTTTTTTCTCGCCATGATGGAGAAGGTGCGATCGATAAGCGGGTTCAGGCATTCGTCGTTCAGGCGCTCAAGAACAGGCCCAAGCATCAGCAACTTCTCTTCTTTCATCTCGATCACTGCTTCAACCGGCATCGAGCGGGTATTGATGTTCTGCAACATCATGAAGAGGTCGACAAAGTAGGCGCTGTTGATGATCTGCCGGGTATCCTGGATATCGGCGAGCAGGTCGGCGGTATTCGGGTTAACCAGATAGGCGGGTTTAAATCCTTCCTGGCCGGTGACCTGATCGATATAGGTGATATCGCCAGGCAAAAGGGAAACGCGCTGGTTGCGGAGTGATGACGGACCAACCATCGGCGGGTTGGTGGCCTTGTCGATCAGTTGGCTTTTGCGCTTCTGCTCCAGTTGCAGAGCTTTAACCTGGCCGAGGGCAATCATACCCGGGCAGGATGAGCCGTATACGTCCTCGCCGTTCACTTCCCAGCGCGGCGCCATAATCGGGAATTCATCGAAACCAGACTCACGCAGCAACTTATCGCTGTCGCCTCCAACCTCGTAATAAACCGATTTGACCGGCTTATTTTTGCTGTTGAGCTTGGCGGTATCGCGGTCGATGTTCGGATAAACGGCATGAATAACTTCGATCCAACTTTCGTAGTTGCCGGAATCCCACATGCCCTTCACTGAATCGCTGACGTTATTGAGGCCAAACTCCATTACCAGCTGGCGCACCGTCATGGAGAATTTGCGGAAACAGGTGTCAACGCTGCCGCGCGCAGAGTTCGCCATGTAGTAACTGCCGATCGGAAACATCATCGTGCGGATAACGTCGCTGTCATCTTCCAGAACAGCCATAGCGCCGGTGCTGTAATTCCCCAGGCTGGCGTAAAGCAGAGGCAGTGACTGGTAGATATTGGATTTGTTGAACACTTCGTTCATGCGGCGCTGAACGACTTCAAGCCACAGCTTCACTGGGCCGTAGTCCATCATGTCAGGGTCAGGCGTTGCCAGCTTGAACCACGGGCGAGCAGGAGAAGTGATCCCCGACATCATGCCGCTCGATAGCGTGCGCGCTGCCAGGGTGGCGGTAGGGTCAACAATTTTCGTATTGCGGCGGTCATCCCGGTTTACATCGGTGACCAGGAAGCGGGAGCCACGCGGATTGATGAAGTCGCTCAGTTCGCGCCAGTGCGGATCGAACGATGAGCGATCATTAGTGAGCTGTGCCTGCTGCTTTTGCAGTTGCTCTTTCAGGGTTTCCGCTGCCATCTTCCGCGCTCCAGTTACTGACCGAGCAGCGTTTTGCCGCTGGTATTTGCGGCGGAGGTATCACCCTGCGCCCCGGTCAGCAGCGTAGAGCTACGCCCGGCGGCCGCCCGGCGGCGCCTGGTTTCTTCATCGCGGGAATCGACTACAGCCTGATCCTGTTCCTGTGGAGCTGCCTGAACTTCTGGTGCCGCAGGTACTGAAGGCTTGCTGCCAATGCACATATCGATACTCCATACGCGTTTAAATTATTACCAATTTAACCACATATGATTTATTTGTCGTAGTGTATTGACCTTTTGCCGATAAATTATTACCTTTTTGGTAAACACAACATGAAAGCGCACCCCATTCCCTTCCATTGGTGGCTTTGTCGTTACTCAGATGGCGGAGTGCGCTTCCAGGTGTGAAAGCATCCGGCGTATGGCACATGCGTCGATAGCGGTCCGGGGGCTCCTTGGTACATGGCCCAGCGGGTAGCCGGAATGTGCAAGCCATGCCCTGCATGCACGACAGCGACTCACCATCGTGGCGGTACGGTGTGACACCTCGGAAGAGACGAGGATGCAACGATGAGAGCATTGGCGGAAGCAACGCCTCCCTCGCCGGGTGGTCCACTGTGGTAATCAGTGCTCTCTTCGTTGTGGCATTAGCTCAGTAGGATAGAGCAACCGCCTTCTAAGCGGTTGGTCGCAGGTTCGAATCCTGCATGCTGCACCAGAATCACGCCTCAGGACCGTGATACCCGTAGTTCCAGAGCAAGTTTGGCGGTGGCAGTTATTCCCTTTCTGACCACCGCCCTTTTTACAGCAGGACGCCATTGCGATGACTTCATGCTGTAAACCCTGTGACACCCAGCCAAGGACGGCACTTTCCATCATCCCTGTTTCGCCCGGTTCGCCGGGCATTTTTTTAAGGTGATTAGAATGAGTAAAGACCTGTTCGACATGAAGCGCCTTCCGGTTGACCGGGTTGCTGCGAGAGTTGTTGGTAAGGGCGTGGATTGGACGCCAAATAAAGTTATTCAAACTGGCGACAGCGATCTGCCACTTCCTATTTTTCCAACCTACAACATCAAAAACCCTCAGCATCGCCGAGAGGTTGAATCAATGATCGGAAGAAAGCGTGGATGGCTTACGGTTATCGGTCTGGCTGAACAGCAAGGCGGCGGGAAATCAGGCGCGCGTTACGTTGTCAGATGTGTTTGCGGAATTTACACATATCGGCGCGGAGCACCATTTAAGAAGAATAGCGATGAATTTGATGGATGCGAGCGTTGTCGAGAGCTGCTATTCCTTAAGCGAGAGGAAGTTAAACGCAGAACGGGAAAATGGGTTGACTGGAAAGAGTTAATGTAACGTCGTGACATGTCACAATAAGCCCGCCTACGCGCGGGCTTTTTTACGCCCACGGGTCGTACTCGCTGATCACGTTAGGCTGCTTGCCGCCGGCAGCAGGGAAATCCGAACGCTTCGTCACCGGGTAGGCAAACGTCAGCAACAGAGCATCGCCTTTGCCCGGCGACCGCCCCAGACGCTCTTTGATATCTTCCTTCGGCTCCATGACGATCTTGCCGTCCACCCTCACCTTGTACTCTGCCGCGGACAGGTCGTCCGCCGTCTCCTGGTCGTCCAGCGCTCCGCCGAGCTTGAGCCACGTCTTACAGGCGTTGAACATCTCGCCGCGCTTATTCAGCATCTGCGGGTCTGCTGATGCGCCGCCGAACGGCACAAGCTGCCACGTCCGGCCCCAGCCGTCGCCAATGGACTTCAGGCCGGTGCCGTAGCCGAAGTCGATAAACACCGCGTCAGCCTGGTACTGGTCCTCAAAATCAGCGATACGCTTCGCCATAATCAGATCGTCGGTGGTCTTGTTGCCGGTCCACAGCGCTTTGCTGTGCAGCCCCTGACGGAAATAAATCACCGCGTCATCGACGCCGGAATACGCCGGATCGACGCCGATTATCCGCGGGGCATGCGCCACCTGCGCTTCTGTCACAACGCGCTTCATTGCCTCGTCGGTCAGGCCGGTAGGGATAAACTGCAGCTCTGATGCGTCAGGGAAGATCCCGCGCACGCGGACCTTCACAAAGTCGCTGTCCTCGCCGTAGTCGTCCACCCACTTCTGCAACTGCTGCTTGTTGGTGCCCTCTACGGTGCGGCTGTCGATCTGCGCGCACTTCCAGCGGTGCTTGTATTTGCGGAAGCATTCCCGAAATCGCCCGGTGTTGCGCGTCGGGTTACCGAACGCCACCCAGATGATTTCGGTGTCTTCGTCCGTCAGCGCACCCTCGGCAACCTCCCAGACCAGATCCGCGATGTTAGATGCTTCGTCGAACACCACAACGATGCGCTTACGCTCGTTGTGCAGGCCAGCAAACGCCTCGGTGTTATGCTCAGACCAGGGAATAGCATCGGCGCGCCAGCGTTTGTCGTGACCAGGATCGTTGCTGTACATCGCGGTGGCGGTGCAGGTGAACCACTCTTTCGTGATAGCCATGTTCGACCATTTGATGATTTCCGGCCAGGTCTTCGTGCGCAGCTGGTTGTCGGTGTTAGCGGTCACCACCACCTTGCAATCTTCACAGGTGGACATGGCCCAGTTAATCAGCATCGAGATGAACGCAGATTTGCCGATGCCGTGGCCGGATGCGCGGGAAATCATCAGCGGCTGGTGACGTGTCGCGGGATTCTGCAGGTGCTCGCCTATTTCGCGGAATGCGTCAGCCTGCCACTGGCGCGGACCAGTGGCGTGCGCCAGTTCTGTGCCATCCTCGCCCCACGGAAACGCATACAGCACATAGCCCAGCGGGTCATGGGTGAAGCTGGCGATATCGTCGATCAGCTGTTCTTCCGGGGATAAAGCGGCGCCTGTCACTGGTCACCACCCTGGTGCTCTTTCAGGCGGAGCCGAGCGGCGGCCATACGGTCGGCAATGGTGACTTTCACGTTAACTTCCATGCGCTCTTTGAATGCCATCACGTCGACGTGCTTGCCGATGAGCTCGAGGTTCTTCACCTTGTCGGGCCATTTGATTTTTTGCAGCGTGGACTCGATATCTTCCTCGTCATCCTTCATCGCCATCCTGATGCGGTTTATATCCACTGCGCTGATCGACGTTCGCCAGACTTTAGGCCACTGGCTAATCGGCTTCAGTCCGCCTTCATCGTCGAGGATGTCGCTCACATCCATCTGGTCGATTTCCACCAGGCGCAGCAGCACGTAATCGGCGCTGACGCGCAGGCGCTTATTGCGCTCCTCCATCAGCTCAGCGATTCGTTTCTGGATACGCTCATCACGCATCATCGTGCTGGCTTTGACGTGGGCAGACTTTGGGGAGAACCCCGCATTGATGGCCGCCTGCGTCTGATTTTCAGGGCATTTCACATACTCCTGGGCGTAGGCTTCCTGCATCACCGTCAACGGTTTGTACTGAGTTGATTTGCGCTTCGGATCCTTTGGCATGGTAAACACCCCGAAAATAATTACCTTTTAGGTAATAGTAACACGCAAAACAAAGCCGCCATAGTCGGCGGCCGCGGTCATTCCAGTTTAAATTCATCCTCAAACTCATGAGCTCTGGCAGCGACATGGTCGTATAGCACGACGTACTCAACACAGCTTGATAGAGGCATTGGCCGCTCAAACTCAAGCCAGAAGCAGTCGGCATAAGCTCGACCAAACCAGTAGCCGCCGCCGTACTCCTTGCCACGCTGGATCATCATCCATCGGCCATCAGGTACGGCGTCGATAAAATCCCCGCGGTAAACGACAGTATAATTACGGTCTTTGCCACCCATGATATTCACCCCTAAAATACTGTATATTTAAACAGTATAATCGTGTGAGGATTTAGTCAATCTCCCGTGACATGTCACAGCGGCAGTTTTGTTTCGTGCCAGCCGTACATCACCCAGCATGCGGCTTCCCCTGAGTGCGGGCAGGATGCCACCGGCAGTTGATCGCCGCACTTGCCGCAGCTCCGTTTGCTGATGGCGTTAATCCGGCCGCGCACCCGGGCATCATCCTGACGGATCAGCAGCGCGATGTACTCTGCCATTTCATACGGCGCACGACCAGGGCGCCGGGCGGCGCAGTTCCGCGCCAGCATTTCCTGCTCCTGCTCATCCAGCACCAGTTCAAGCTTACGCTCACCGGCGGCGGACTGCCGCGCGCGCTGCGCAGCTTTGCGTTCTGCGGGGGATTTAGGCACCCTTTACCTCTACGCATTGAATATTATCTACGCTCGGCGAAACGTCGTCCCAGGACCTCTTATCATCTGCAACTTTCATCGCCTTAATGGCTGCTTTGCACTGCTCCATACTCTGCATGGGGACCACCTGCATATTCGATGTATTGCTGCTGATGACGAAAATCAGGAAGATGTACGCCATCACTTCACCTCCTGCTCATCCCGCGATACTAACGGAATCAATGCGTTAATATCCTCCTGCGGGGCGGCTGCGAGCATGGACTCAGTTTCCGCAATCAGGTTGTGTGGCAGTTGACTTCCTGCATTTTGCATACCGCGGCCAAATGCCAGCCAGCGCCGAAGCATGTCCGCTGAACCATCCGGAATTACCGGAGGGTTGCCAGCCAGTCCGCGCAAAACGGTCTTAACAGCCTCAATACGGTCATCATCGCAACTTTCCAGTGTATCGATGCGGTCGAGCATGTTGATGGCGTTATCGATATCAGGGATGCCAGTCCATGCTTGTTTGGTATCCTCATTGGTGAGGGTTCCAGCCTGGAGCATGGCGGCGCGGTGATAGAGCGGTGTTGTCCCGGACCCGTCTGAGGCAGAAACTACCTTCCTCATCCTCGCTGTATCGGTTGAACAGAAAAGCTTTCGCTCATTACAATCCGGCTCGCTGTCCATTGCGGCCAGCGCCATGCGGGCCAGCTCTCGTTCTTCTGATGCGCTCGGCTCTGGTCCGTTGCCCAGGAAAATTTGCTGTGCGCGCTCTCTGGTTATGGTTGATTTGGTCATTGGTCACCCTTAGGCGTGCATACGCCACGTAGAGAAACGTCGGCATTGTTTACCTTTTTCACTTCGGCAAATGCAGCTCGACAGGCGGATTCTGTTTGAAACTCTTGAGTGGTAATGGTCGGGTTTTCGTAACCGCCGAACATCCAGATAATGAGCACCCACATCACTCAATCTCCACCTTGATGCCAGCGGCGGCCAGCGCTACCTTTACGTCCTGGCTGTAGTTATAAACACCATCAGACCAGACATATCTGTCCCCAGATACAATCTGCCGTAAGTCTGGCAGCTTCACGGTGCGGGACTCCAGCTCGGCGATGCGCTTAGCTTGCCAGTCAACTAAGTCTGCAAGGCCAACACCTTTTTCGCGTAAACCGTAGCCATCCCGAAGCATGTCGTATACATCTGCTTTGGTCTGCGCCTTCTCCAGCGCCTCTACCAGCGCGAGGATGTTGGCAGGGTTAGCCAGGGCGATGTATTTTGCGTCTTCCTCACGCCAAATGCTCTGGCGGGCAAACCCCCACCAAACTACAGCCTCAGCTAGAAATTCTTTATCGCTGGTATCAATGCCGTAGTTGCCGTCTTCACATGGCTTGTCATGTACATACCATGGACCCGGAGTCGCTTTCTCTGCAGCAGCCTTCATACGCTGCGCCAGTTCGGTGATATCAGTCATCGCTGTTCTCCACTCCATAATCCGCAAAATACCCTGACGACATTTTGATGAATCTGTCCTCAGTTACCGTATAGGCCTTCCTGCCTTTTCTCTCTTTCCCCTCAGGGTCAATGAGGTGGCAGGCGTAGATAATCCGGCGCTGCCACTTTCCAGGCATCTCAGCGACAGACAGAACCTCAAGGATTCTTTTCCCTTCTGCATCAGCTGTGTAAACGGTCTGGTCTCCATAACCGCAATCAGCTGGCTCGAATGTCTTTCGGCAACCACCAATCCACCTTTCACCGGTGAATACATTTCCGTCCCATTGCTGATGGTCAGTGCATACGAAAATGAATGGGTAAACTGTTTCGAACCGATCACCAACTCTAATATCAAGCGTCTTGCTCATTTGTCGGCCCCCTCGCGCAGCTGCGACTCTACTTGGCATGCAATGCTCATCGCTGATTCCATTCCAACAATTTCATCCTGATAGCAGGATGCAGACTGGATATGCATCTCAAATGCAGACTTAACCAACGCCACCCCATCAGCCTTAATCCCGGCTACGATGCGATCGGTGGCGGGGGTTTTTTCCGCTGCCAAATTAGCCCGGTGGTCATTCCATCCGCGCGCATATATCGGGTTTATGGACATGCCGTCCTTCACGCAGTACGCCTGACCGCCACGATTGATAACTTCAATTTCTTCTGCAATGCCAGCCTTCAGCCCCGCATTCTCCGCAGCCAGCTGCTGGTACGCTTTAGCCAGCTTCAGGAACTTCTGCTCTCTGATCGACAGCTCGCCTGCTGACTCCAGGGAGGCGATGAGCTCGTTTACTGTTTCGATGTTCATGCCGCCACCCACTCGATCGCCAGATAAGCCACATACAGGACGGCGATGATTGCCACCCACCCAATGATGTTTGCCACCATCACGAACAGCAGCAGTGACCGACGACTGTAATTCACGAAATCGAAATCCATACTTACCCCCGCTTACCCGTTTAACTTATTGATTCAATTGATATCAATGAAGATCGTTGTTTTAGAACTCTTCGACCTTCCACCCGCCGCCGGCTTTTGCCGGGAGCTTCGTTACTCCGATGATCCGGAATGGGTACTGGTCGGCGGCGACTTTGGTTTTCACCCTGGCATCTTCGGTCCAGTAACCCCCCTTCACTTCGTGCATTTCCAGTTGGCCGTTTGCCAGCATCACGGCGAAGTCAGGCGTGTAGAACGTGTTGTCAGCCAGACGCAGCTTGATGCCTTCGAACCGGTACCAGGCGATTTCCCCGTAGCGCCTACGCAGTTCAAGCTCTTGCGCATACGCCGTTTCGGTTTTGTTCATCTGGCCAGCTTTAAGCCGGCCAAGTGCCTGTAGTGTCTTTCGCATGATTTTTACCTTATTGGTAATTTATAACCATAAACGGATCAATATCAATAGTCTTGCGCATATTTTATTACCCTTTTGGTAAACATTAAGGCGTAAAAAAACGCGCTTCCGCGCCGGTATTACTTGATGAGTCCTGCTGCCTTCCCTCGCCGGTATTCCTCCATCAGCCACTGTGCCGGGGTTATACCTCCGAGTGTCGCCGCGTTAGGCATGCATCCGAAGCTTCGACCTGGTGGATGGTAGGTATTGCCACCGGGGTCTGGAGGGGTGCTTATAGGCTCTGGCTTCGACTGGATGCTCAGAATCGGATCAGGTATCTGATGACCTGCCGCGACCTTTGATGCCCATTCGTCAAGAAGCTTACGCACATGTTTCTCAACCTCAATCTCACTTAACTGACGCTGGTACATCGCGCGCCTGGTATCGCACACAATCCAGTACATGACAGGGTGGCGCCACGGGAATTGTTCTGGTCCGCCAGGCTGTAGGCTTTTCTCCTTGGCGTAGCGGTGAAACTCCCCCATCACATCTTCGATGCTCACGCCAAGCACCATCTTGCTGTCTTTGCACCACTTGATGAATTGACCTGGTGACGGCCAGAACGGTGATTCACTGGCACGGGCATGGCGCATTCCTGCTGATACCTGCTCGCGGGTACGGATACCACCTTCGGCGAAAGCGGCGATCCACTGGCGCTTAGCGTCGGTCTCCTGCTGTGCGGTCTTAAGGTTGGTCTGCTCTGCTGCCGGAAACAGTTGCTTGAGCTGTTTAAACAGGGCATCGACAAGTCTCTCTGCGCTGATGTTCACAACATTGTCTTGCTGAGCCTGGTGATTGTCCGGCCCCATCATGCGAGCCAGGGCGCCGGCATCACGATTCTGAATTGCTGCGAATACGTTACTCATAAGAAATCCTTCCAGCCTTCAGGGCTGTTCCAGTGTGGTACTTCATCGTCAGAGCTTTCACCGCGCTTTCCTGCCGCTCTTTTTTTCCTGTTCATCAGCAGCCGGGCAAACTTCTGCTCCCACTGCACGTGTTGCATCACATTGCCTTCTGCCATCCAGTAGGTGATGAATTCGATCAGGTCTGATTTCTTGTAACCGTCAGCTGGTAGCGCATGGCCCCATGTTCTGGCGCGCATGACAAAGTCCTCTGACGGCTTCCAGTTTTCATGCATGGTGAATTTGCCAATTGGCTCTCCGATACCATCAACGACAACCGGAGGGACTTGAATTACTTCGCGCGCAGAGAGAGGGGTTTTTATTTCCCTGATCCCTGATCCCTGATCCATTCCTAATGGTACTTGTACCGTATCAGTACCGTACTCATACGGTACTAGGGGTAAACATTTGATTTTGCTTTCTTTTGGCTTATTCACTACCTGATGTTTAAGGAAATTCGTTATGACCCCAAAATGCTTGCCATCAGGGGTGGAAAACATGGATAAATAACCACAGTTGGAAAGCTCCCGTATTAGTACCGGAATAGGAACGGATGGTTCTCGGATAGGGAAAACTGCAGCTTTGATAAGCTTCGGGTTTGCATTGAAATAGCCTTCATCATCTGCGTAATTAAGCAGACCAATAGCCAGCAAGCAGGCTGGTTCTGATACCTCTGCCATGTCTTCATCGGTCCAGAACTCGGGCTTAATGGTGCGAATGCGGGCCATCAGATCACCTCCACGGCATTACCTTTTGAGGCCTCATGCATTAGCCGTTTTATCTCAGCATGGCGGCGGCGGTTAGTCTCGAGGGTGCATTCGACACAATGCCCGTTGTATACCCATCGCTCACTGTCATGGCCGTGCTTACATTGCTTACCGGTGTAGTAGCGCTTTAGTCCTGCCTTTGCCGCTTCGACGCGAGTAATGATCTCCATAGTTCCTGTCTCACTCTGGTTGTGGTTACGGTAATTTTGCAGCAAGCCAAAAAAAGATCAACCGTATTTGGATAATTATTACCAAATTGGTGTACAGGGAGAGGCAGGAGCCGCCTGGGGGTGGCGGCGAGGGTGAGTTTTGAGGATTAACGTTCGTGGAACCAGAGGACCAGGTCGGATTTTGCGGAGATCCAATTACGGGATTTGCAGGCTTTAAACAGTCTTTCTAACAGAGGCTTACGTGGAATTCTTCTACGGCCAGTCAGGTGAACCTGAATGTAGTGGCTGGTCGTGCCGGCGTCACTTGCGAACTCTTCTCGCTCAGCCGGCGAGAGGTCGAGCCAGCAGCGTTTGAAGTCAAATTTTTGCACATCGCTCATATTTTTTTAGTCCCGGACTAACTTTAGACAGCCTGATTATTACCAATCTGGTGTAAAAATCAATGACTGTTACCTTTTTGGTAAGTTTACCTTTATGGTAATATTCTATTAAATTTAATCAGTTAGGTAACAATTTCAGGCTAAAAAAATAGAAATGAAAAGCATCTACGACATAAGACGCGACAACCTCAATGAGATAATCCGGAAGGATTTCGATAACACGCAACTCCGGTTTGCCGAGAGAATCAAAAAATCAGCTAACCTCGTTAACAGGTGGAGCAAAGGGACAAAAAATATCGGCGCCAACGCGGCACGCGAGATCGAGTCGTTCGCCGGGAAAGGTCGGTTCTGGCTGGATATCGACCATCTGTCAGATACCCCGACGCTGCCGGAGATTATCGACCCGCAGGAATGGAGTGTGGAAAAGCAGGCAGCGTTTACCCTGGGTGTATGGATGGGACAGCATCCGGATCTGAACTCAGAGAAAAAGGTTTCGGAAGCGGCCGGTATCGGCCAGGCGACCGTAAATCGCATCCTGAACTGCGAAGGCTCCACCAGCATTGGCGTACTGTCGGCTATCGCCAGGGCGTTCGGCCGCGATGCATATGAGCTGATCCTTCCGCCTGGTAATGCTGGTCTGATTGACTATGACCACCATGAATACGCCGGGCTGCCGCAGGAAGAGAAAAACAAGATCGCCGCCTTCATCAAGTTCATCGTCAGCCAGAACCAGTAACCTCTAACCTACCTGTTACTCCTGCCAGTGGGATAACTCCCCGCGCCTCATGCACTTACCAAAATGGTAAACTTTTCCTCATCAAATCTATTGACACAACCATAAATTGATCAGATTATTACCTTAACGGTAACAGCAGGGCGTTGAATTACCAGAAATCCACCACCGGGTGGCTTTCTCATACCCCTGATATTTACCAAATGGTAATAGTGAGGTGTGTATGCAATGGCAAATCATTAACGGCTGGTACTGCGTTACAGCATGCGGGCTGATGAGCTGGAAGTTTCGCACGCTGCCGGAAGCAATCAGCTGGGCGTTCGTCAGCAAACTGGCAGCAAAAACGGAAATGGGTATGGGGGTGAGCAAGTGAACATTCAGCAGATTAACAACCTGAAAAAAATCATGAACAACATCGATGGCGACTACCAGCTTAACCAGATGCTGTACGAGCGCCACGTCGAACTTATCGACGCGATCAAGTTTCATCAGCTGCAAAAGCCATTCTACGAGCTGGAGCGCAAAGGCGTGCGCAGCGAGATCCTGGAAGAGCTGATGATGAGCTCTGAGTTTGAAGAATGCCTGGCCGCGTATCAGCGGGAACTGACCGGCATCATTGCCAAGTGGGATCTGGCTGACCAGCTGGATACGGCGAGGAATGCGGCATGAAGCCAGGCATTTACTTCGACATCAGCAACGAGGACTACCACGCCGGCGACGGCGTGAGTAAGTCGCAGCTGGATATGGTGGCGTTGAGCCCGGCCCTTCTGCAGTGGCAGAAATCAGCACCGGTCGATACCGAAAAGTTGAAAGCTCTGGATATGGGGACGGCTCTGCACTGCCTTCTTCTGGAGCCGGAAGAGTTCGATAAGCGCTTCATCGTGGCACCAACCTTTAACCGCCGAACAAACCAGGGGAAAGCTGATGAAGCAGCTTTCATGAAGGATTGCGAGGGGAGCGGGAAAACAGTTATGGAGGCGGAGCAGGATCGTCAGTTGAAGCTGATGCGTGATAGCGCAATGGCGCACCCGGCAGCGCGCTGGCTGCTTGAGGCGGAAGGATTCTGCGAAGCCTCCCACTACTGGACGGATCCGGAGACTGGCGAGCTGTGCCGCATACGCCCGGACAAGCGCCTGAAGAATCACCCTGTCCTGCTGGACGTGAAGAAGGTTGCCGATATGGAGCGTTTCTCGCGCCACATTGAGGAATTCCGGTACCACGTACAGGACGCGATGTACCGCGAAGGCGCGCAGCAAACCACCGGCGATCCACATGGATTCTTCTTCCTGGCAGTGAGCGAAACCATTGACTGCGGCCGCTACCCGGTGCGGGTGTTCGAACTGGATGCTCAGGACGTGGACACAGGACACGCGCTCTACCGCCGGGATCTGAATACCTATCACCAGTGCCGCGAAACAGGCGACTGGGGTGGATTTGAAGTTATTAAACGCCCTGAGTGGGCACGTAAACAGGATATGTACGTATGAGCAACGATATCGCAATCACTTCTCAGCCTGGTGCTACCGTCGGCACCGCCGCGGCAATCTTCAGCCCGGAAGGGATGGATCGCCTGGTGCGATTTGCCACCCTGATGGCTGACAGCAAAGCCACCGTTCCGGCGCACCTCGCTGGAAAGCCAGCTGATTGCCTGGCAGTCACTATGCAGGCGGCGCAGTGGGGAATGAACCCGTTCGCGGTGGCGCAGAAAACCCATGTGGTTAACGGCACGCTGGGCTATGAAGCGCAACTGGTTAATGCGGTTGTCTCTTCCTCAAACCTTCTGGCCACTCGCCTGAACTACAAATGGGATGGCGACTGGTCAAAAGTAAGCGGGAAAACCGACAAATCTCCGAGCCTGACAGTGACAGTGTGGGCAACCCTTAAAGGCGAATCTGAGCCTCGCACCCTGACCATCAGCATGGCGCAAGCCGGAGTGCGCAACTCACCACTCTGGGAGCAGGATCCGCGTCAGCAACTGGCTTACCTGTGCGTTAAGCGCTGGGCACGCCTGCACGCCCCTGATGTTCTCCTTGGCGTCTACACCCCTGACGAATTGCAGGAAGCAGCACCGCGTGTTGAGCGCGACATTACGCCACCGGCTAGCACCGCTGCGGGGATGAATCAGCTGATCAATTCGCACCCCGATCAGCACCATGAAGAGAAGGCGAAAAAGACTGACGACCGCGCCCCAGAAGACATTCTCTCTGGCTTCTCTTCTGCGGCTATGGCGGCTCGTAACGTTGCAGAACTGGACAAGGCCTACAAATACGCGGCCCACCGCCTGGCTGGTAACCAGGAGTTACTGGACGCTGCCACCGATGTATACGGCATCCGCAAAGACGAACTGAACGAAGTCCCTATGTAATCACCACCGCGGCGCCGGGCGCGCCGCACTGAAAAAAGAGAGGTAACGATGAAAGGTGCATTAGGCAAAAAGGAACTGCTGGCGGTGGTGCCTGTATCGATGAGCACTATCGACCGCATGGAGAAAAACGGGGAGTTCCCTAAGCGTTTCTGGATCACAGACAAGCGCTGTGCCTGGAACAGCGAAGAGATCGAGCGCTGGCTTGATGAACGTCAGCAGAACGGCACCACAGAGTTTGCTGGAAAAAAGCCTCCGGTTGAGCAGCGAGTATTTCGCCCGGTTGGTAACGCGGCGTGACGTCGCTGGCGAGGTACTGGGAAAGGTGGTCAGGATGGTTTCTGTACCTGGCCGCTGTATCCGCCTGGCTGTTCCTGCTGGCGGTCATTTTTCGAGAGGGTTGGATACGATGAATCGGATGGAAAAATACCACGCGGATTATGTCTCACAGAGAAAAGCGCCCCCTCTTGTCGCCGTAACGCCGGCGGCAATGGAGATCGAGCAGCGCGCTATTGCTCGCGAGAACAAAGGCCAGTACCGCCTGGCCGCTCGCCTCTGGCTTGAGTGCATGGATGCGGCAACTGGCGAGGTTGAGCGGGCCCGTATCGCTATACGCCGCGATCAGTGCATTGGCCGCGGGAACCGGCTTCGCCAGGGATGCTATGCCGGGATCTGCGCCACCGCCGGGGTGATTTATGACTAACCCACACGACAGCATTCGCGTAGGAAGTATCACGCTGGTTTATTCGTCCTTGCGCCGTGGCTGGCTGGCGCCAGGCGGCCAGGTTATCCATAACCCGCTGAAGGCTCAGCGCGTGGCTGAACAACTGAATAGCAAGAAGGTGGCAGCATGAAAGAACGCGGAATGATTTTTAACGGGGAGATGGTGAGGGCCATTCTTGACGGTCGGAAGACGCAGACCCGGCGGCCTATCAAATGGAAACAGACTCGGTTCACTGAAATTGGTGAGCGCGAAGACGGTAGCAAATGGCCGTGGAGCGAAGACGCAGAGCATGCTTGCGATTTTTGGCACCCATGCCCGTTTGGCGCAGTCGGCGACCGCATCTGGGTGCGGGAAACATGGCAGGCCATTCATGACTATTGCGATGAAAACGGGCACGTCGACGAACGCCGATATGCACGAAGCATTCCGAGGCATCGCGGGAACTACTGGCATCCGGTCTATGAAGAGGCATGGGGCAATGAAAGCCGAGAGGACCGCGAATTCCCTTGGCGACCATCTATCCACATGCCGCGCTGGGCCAGCCGCATTCTGCTGGAAATCACCGACGTGCGCGTGGAACGGTTGAACACTATCAGCGAAGAGGACGCACAACGCGAGGGAGTTCATACCGAGGTTTGGGACCAGACAGTAGTTGCAAGAAATTACGTGGCAAGTGATGAGTTTTTCCAGTTTTGGTCCGATGACATGCCCCACTACGTAGAAATGAATCAACTATATCGGTCCTCATTCAGAAGCCTGTGGGACTCCATCTACGGCGAGGAAAGCTGGAAGGCCAACGGTTGGGTTTGGGTTATCGAGTTCAGGCGCGTTGAAGGCGGTGCAGCATGAGCGGAAAATACACCCTGATCTATGCGGATCCGCCATGGACATACCGAGACAAGGCAGCCGACGGTGACCGCGGCGCCGGTTTCAAGTATCCAGTGATGAATGTTCTGGATATCTGCCGGCTGCCAGTATGGGAGCTCGCCGCCGAAGACTGCCTTCTGGCTATGTGGTGGGTACCGACTCAGCCGGTAGAGGCGCTGAAAGTCATGGAGGCCTGGGGATTCCGCCTAATGACCATGAAGGGATTCACCTGGCACAAGACGAACAAGCACAAAGGGAACAGTGCGATCGGCATGGGCCATATGACCCGGGCGAACAGCGAAGACTGCCTGTTTGCGGTGCGCGGGAAACTACCGGCCCGCATGGACGCATCAATTTGCCAGCACGTCACGGCGCCGCGCCTGGAGAACTCGCGCAAACCAGACGTTATCCGCGAGAAACTGGTGCAATTGCTTGGCGATGTCCCGCGCATTGAGCTCTTCGCCCGCCAGTCGTCACATGGTTTCGACGTGTGGGGTAATCAGTGCACAGCGCCAGCGGTTGAGTTGCTGCCAGGCTGCGCGGTGCCGGTAGTGAAGACGGAGGCCGCATGAATATTGCCGAAGAGGCCTCGCTGATACGACAGCTCGAAGAGGCGCGCGCCATTATCAACCAGAGGAATGGTGAGATCCTTCATCTGCAGAGAGAAGCGGCGCGCTACCGTGAGCAGCGGGATTCTGCAAACGCGATGGTTAAGTTCCTGCGCGGACTCTTTGAGAATTCTTCGCAGGCGACACAATGAGCCGCCTCCGGGTGGACTATTGTTCATTCATCCACTTTTCAAATGCAGACGGGGAGAACGGCACCAGGTCGTAATGCTCCCCGTTTATCCATGCATCAACCATATTTGCCCACTGCTGCAACATGTAGGCCCGCTGCTTTGCGTATTTCGCCTTGTTATATACTCCTCGAGTTCCTTTCTGCGTTCTGGCCTGTCCCATCTCGATCCAGTCAGATGGATAATCAGCTTCATGCAAGTTGGTGCTGCATGTCCTTCTGAGATCGTGCACGGTGAAACGCTGTAATGGTTCACCTGCATCGTTAATTGATTTTACTGTCCTGTCGATGAGGGAATTTAGCGCTGCGTTAGAAAGCGGCTTCCTAATGTCATATCTGCCAGGAACAAGGTATTCACTCCCACCAGCGCACATGTTTAAGCCGACAAGGAGATCCATAGCCTGATCAGACAAGAAAATCACGTGCGCCTTTCTTTTCTTCATGCGCTCAGCCGGGATCGTCCATGTTCTGTGATGGAAATCTATTTCAGACCATTTTGCGTTAACGAATTCAGATTTTCGGACCATGGTTATGAGGACTAGTTTGATCGCCATTTTTAAAGTCCCCATGGCGCTAAAGTCATTCAGGGCTCTGAAGAAAATACCGATTTCCCTTGGATTAAGAAAACGCTCTCGCTCCTCAAATTTTGCGATAGATAGCGGCTTAATATCTGCGGCTGGGTTGAATAACCCGTGCCCGCGGTCATTGGCATACCGGTAAACGCTGCTGATGATTTCACGCGCCTGCACCGCCGTCGCACGTCCGCCGCGCTCGACTATGCGATCGCAAAGATCACGCACCATAGGGGTCGTTATCTCGGACATCATTTTGTTTCCGAGAACAGGCAAAATATCCCTGTCGATTACTGATTGCTTCATAGCCAGCGTGCTGTCAGCCAGGACCACATGTTTCATGTAGGCGTCGGTATGTACCGTAAATGTTTCGGCGCCGCGGATCCGTTTGATACCGTCACGCTTCGCCGCAGCCGGCGACTGGCCTGCGTTCAGCAGCTTTTTAGCCGCTATCAGTTCATCCCTGGCTTCAGCCAGTGTGATACCGTCACGACCATACTGACCGATAACCAGCGTCTCCCGGCGGCCGTTGATGCGGTAATCGTAACGAAACGAGATGGTGCCTGAGATCAGCACGGCTACATACAGCCCGTCGCGATCGGAGACCTTGTACATTTTGCCCTGCGGTTTCAGGTTTTTGAGTTTGGTATCGGTAAGCACATTTCACCCGTGATGCATCATTTTTCTGACGGTACGAGAGTATACCGTAATGGTAATACCGTCAGGTATACCGTCAAAAAATGTGAGATAGAGTGAATAGTGTTGATGTGATATAAAGAAAAACCCTCTGTAAAAACAGAGGGTTGCATTTCAATTTGAGTAGATATGATTAGCTATAAGGTAGCCGTTAATCATTCCCACTCAAT